ACATCACCCGGACGCGAGATTGGCGTCTCCGACAACTCGGGCACCGCATCGTCATCGGTTTCGCCTTCGCCATCCGGCTCGTCGCCCGCCATCAACTCGGCCAGCGCATCGGCATCGAAGCCGGTCAGCGACACGTCGAAGTCGTCGTCCTGCAAGGCTTCGATCTCGATGCGCAGCATCGCGTCGTCCCAGCCTGCGTTCTCGGCGATGCGGTTGTCTGCGATCACCAGGGCCCGGCGCTGTGTCGGGCTCAGATGATCGAGCACAACCACCGGAACCACCGCCAGCCCAAGCTTCTGCGCAGCGGCAAGCCGTCCGTGACCGGCGACGATCACACCGTCGCTACCGGCGAGGATCGGATTGGTGAATCCGAACTCGGCAATCGACGCGGCGATCTGCGCCACCTGATCATCCGAGTGGGTGCGCGCGTTGCGGGCATAGGGCAGCAGTTTGGCAGTCGGCCACTGCTCGATCTTGTCGGCAAACCAGGAGGCGCTCATTGCGTGGCCTCCGTGGTGGCCAGACGTTCGTTGGCAACTTCCTCGAAGGATTGGCCCGTCGCCAGCAGCGTGACCGGCACATCTGAATAGTTCTGCCGGAAGCGCCGAACAGCGACATCCACGTACTCCGGCGCAATCTCGACCGTGCGGCAGACGCGACCGGTGCGCTCCGCCGCCAGCATCGTCGTGCCGCTGCCGCCGAAAGGTTCGAACAAGATGTCGCCGGTGTCCGAATAGGCCTCGATCACGAATTCCGGCAGCGCCACCGGGAACACCGCCGGGTGGTCGATGTCCTGACCGATCTTGCCCTTGTGGCGCATCACGCGGATCACCGAGTCGGGGATGCGGGTGTCCTGCGTGGGCTGGCCCTTGTGCGTCCAGCCGCCGACTTCGCCGTCCTTGCCGCGCATGGCCGTGGACGACCCGTCGGCGCGCAAGTGCGACTCCTGGCCAGCGTGTTTGCAGGGCACGATCTTGTTGGGTTTGCGACTGGCGCGGTTGAAGTGAAAGACGAACTCGAAACTCGGCGCGAAGCGACCAGCCCAGTCCCCCGGCATCCCTGGCCCCTGATCCCAGACGTACCAAGCGAAGCGCCGCCAACCCTGCGTGCGCATCCAGCCAAGCCACGCATCCCAATACGGGATGACTTCGTTGTCACGGTGGATCAGCCCGAGGTTGACCAGCACCTGCCCGTCCTCGGCCATTGGCACCCTGGTGAACACGCCGCGCATCAGGCCATCCCAATCCTTGACACCGCCGCTGGTGTAGTCGCGTTGGTTGCCGTAGGGTGGCGATGTGAAACACAGCCGGGCCGCGTCGCCCTGCATCAGCGCGGCGACGACGGCCGGGTCAGTGGCGTCGCCACAGATCAGACGGTGGGGGCCGATGGCCCAGACATCGCCGGTTCGGGACACCGGCACCACAGGGGCATCCGGCACATCGTCAGCAGCGTCCGACTCGTCGGCATCTGCCTCCTGGTCGGCGTCATCGGTTTCCACGTCGTCAGCGAGCAAGGCCTCAATCTCGGCATCCTCGAAGCCGGTCAAGGCGAGGTCGTACCCGGCCTCAGACAGCTCGGCCATCTCCAGCGCCAACATCTCCTCGTTCCAACCGGCATCGAGCGCCAGCCGGTTGTCAGAGATGACGTAGGCACGCTTCTGCGTGGGCGATAGGTGCGCCAGTTCAATGACCGGCACCTGATCGAGCCCCAGCGTGCGCGCGGCAGCCAGACGACCGTGGCCCGCGATGATGCCGTTGTCGCCGTCCACCAGCACCGGATTCGTCCAGCCGTACTCGACGATGCTGGCGGCGATCTTGGCCACCTGCTCATCGGTGTGCGTGCGTGGATTGCGGGCGTAGGGGATCAGCGCCTCGACCTTGCGGTACTCGACGTTGAGCGTGTTCAGAATCGGTTCCTCAAATAGAAAGCCCGCCGACGGAAAAACCGTGGGCGGGCTCGTGATGGGTGCGGACTGGAGCGGGTGCAAACTGCAAACCCTGCAAACCTTGGTTTGCAGTCGGACGCTAGGCGAATGCCGCGCTCGCGCCCCCCGCATTGCGATTTGGGAAGGAAGGACCCCTTTTGCCTGGGCCTATTGCCAAGCGCTCGGCCTCAACCGTCACCGCTGTCCAGAAGATAGCCGAAATACTACCCCCGACCGGGCTGTTTTGTTGCAGGGCTGCCGGGCCTCGAAACGGACAAGCAAGGCAAGGCGAGGACAAACGCGGCAAGCATTACCCTAAATTGCCCACGTTTTTGGAAGGCAACCGCACGCCTTCGCTGTTGAGGTTCGCGGCCACGACCTCCATTGCCCGCTGCCAGCGCCGCCACGCCGTCGTGCGGTCGCAGGCAAAGCGGATCGTGATGTCTCTCCAGCCGTAGCGCTTGGCCCGCATCCACACGAGGTGGCGCTGCTCGACCTCCAGCCACTGCACCCAGCGCATCGTCTCCAGCATCCGGTCGATGGCCTCGGGGCTTGGTGGGAAGGGCCGGTACACCTTCTCGTCGGCAGCAAAGGCTTCCCACTCCTTGCGCACGAAGGCAGGCCAGCAATTGAAGTAGCCCTGCACACGCACAGGGGGCAGGCGTCGTCCGGTGGTGGCAGCCTCCTCGAAGCGCGCTGCCACGTCATCAGTTGTCCACTCAGCCATGACGTGTCCCTCCCAGCCCGTACAGACGTTCACCGATGCGTCGCACGATCTCGCGCTCGATGAAGTCCAGACGGTCGTCAGCCGCGTTGACCACCAGGATGTGTTGGTCACGCCAGCCACGTTCCTTGATGGCGTCCAGATCCGTGGCTTGCGGCTGCAGCCGACCAAGGGGGCAGCGGTATTGGGGTGTCGGAACCTTCACGTCACACCTCCTGCGTCTCGATGGCCCAGTGCAGCAGGGCCAGCGCGTCGGCTTCGTTGCCGTCGACTGGGGTGTGACCACGCTCGCGGACGGACGTGATCATTTCGTCCTTGCCCGCATTGCCCTTGCCCGTCGCGTACTTCTTGATCGTGCCGACCGGAACGCCCTGGTACGGAATGTTGTGATGCTCACACCACGCGGTCAGGTGCCCCATGAAACCACCGTAGGCGTGCGCCGCATCAACGCCCGCGTGCCGCCGAACTTCCTCGAAGAACACCGCGTTGATGTGATTGCTGGCCGAGAGCAGTTCGTTGAGCCAGCGTTTGAATCGAAGGAAGCGCATTCCGCCGCCTTCGAATCGCTGCGGCTTGAAGTGCTCCGTGCCGCTGGTGATGGTGCCGTCCAGGTGCTGCAGGGCCCACCCGGTGTGTGTGCCCAGATCAAGGGCCAAGATTGTCGTGTTCATCGTCTTTACTCCGTGTTGGGTGGGCGAGTGACGGATGCGACGGGTTGTCAGGACAACGTCCTTTACGTGCGCGCACGTGTAGCGCGTCAATCAGGAAACCCGTCAAATCCGTCACTCGCCCGGATTGATCAGTCATCGCGGTAGGGGTAGGCGTGGCTGTACGGCTTGGGCCTGAGGGCGATGCCCGCGATGGCGCGAGCCCCTCCGGTCAGCCGACACTTCTCGAACTTGCGAGTCGCCATCAGCTCCGAGAAGCGCTTGACCGAGCCCACGTACTCGCCCGCGCGCTCAGCCCATTCACGCCAATCGGCGAACAGTTCGGAGACGCCTTCGCGGTGGGACTTGGCCAGCAGACAGCGTTCTTCGATCCACTGCCCGAGCGCATCCTCTGCCTCGAAATACTCCTCGGTCGCCGACACCACGCTGGCGGGCGGCTTCAAGCCCTGGCGTTGCCAGCGGCTGCAGCCCTCGACGGCCCACGCCAGAATCCCATCGCGCTCCTTGAGCAGCTTCTCGGTCAGCCTGCCGTCGCGGCGCTCGGGCGGGATCGTCACCGTGAACGGGATCAGGTGCAGTCGGCGCTTCATCGCCTCGTCGACGTTGCGGATCGACGGCTTGTGATTGCCCGCGATCACCAACTTGAACTGCGGCAGGTACTCGAAGAAGTCCTGGCGCATAAAGCGCGCGGACACCTTGTCGCCACCGGTGATGGCCTTGACCTTGGACTCGTTCCAGCGCCGCCCTTGCTCGGTTTCGATGGACGACACGAATCGAGCACCGCGCAGCCCTGCGAGATCTGTGGGGTGCCGGTCATTACGCGCCTCCATGAACGTGTCCATCGGCGCGTTGGCCGCGTAGTCGCCCAGGATGGTGGTCAGCACGTTGACGAACACCGACTTGCCGTTCGCGCCCGTGCCGTACAGGAAGAACAGCGCGTGCTCGCTGGTGACGCCCGTCAGGCAGTAGCCAACCATCAGTTGCAGGTAGGCCATCAGATCGGCATCGCCGCCGGTGACGTCTGTCAGGAACGCTCGCCACGTTGGGCAGGCGCTGTCCGGATTGCCCTGCGGCGTGGCCGTGGTCACCTTGGTCATCCGGTCGTCGCGTCGGTGCGGGCGCATCCGGCCCGTGCGTAGATCGACCACGCCACCTGGGGTGTTCAGCGCCCACACATCGGCGTCCCATTCCTCGGCGGTGGATGCGTGCTTCGGGTCGGAGCGCGCGATCTTTTCAACCGACGAGATCGTGGCAGAACTGGCCAGCTTGCCCTTGAGCCTCGGTGTGTCCGCTTTCAGCGAGGCGTTGCGGCAGACGCCCCTGGAGAGATGCGACACGTAGAGCACCTGATCGGGATTCCAGCGCACACCCGTCCAGACCAGCCACTTGCCCCACAGGGCACAGTAGCGCCAGTCTTCGCCATAGCGGCGGGTGAAAGCGCTGGACAGGCCATCCTCGGTCGTCCAATCAATGCCCGTCAGCAAGTCTGGCGAAGGCGCTTCCTCCACCGAGCGCATCACCGGCATCCGCTCGCCGACGGCCAGAAAGCCACCGACATCGAAGCCTTCGGGAATGGCATCGGCGGCGTCCCACCCCTCGGGCTTGTCGTCGGGTGGCATGAGGATGGCGACCGAGGTCGCGCCAGCCTGCAAGATCGCCTGCGAAGCCCGGTCGGCGTAGTCCCATCCCGGCGCATCGCGGTCGGGCCAGATCAGCACCGACTTGCCAGCCAGTGGCGACCAGTCGGTCTTGTCGACCGGGGCATTGGCACCGTGCATGGCGGTGGCGGCCACCACGCCGCTGGCGATCAAGGCCTGCGCGCATTTCTCGCCCTCGACCAGGACGACGTGGCTGGCCGCAGCGATGCCCGGCTGGTTGAACAGCGGGCGCGGTTCAGGCGGGGCCATCTTGCGGCGCTTGGCGTCCCACGGTCGGAACTCCTTCTTGCCGCCCGGTGGGTCATAGCGGTAGACGACGGCGATCAGCTTGCCACCGGCATCGAAGTAGTCCCACTTCGCCGTGGCCGGTCCGAGGTCGTCGACCGGCGCTTCCTTCTTCGCTTTGCGCACCGGCACCGACCGCGAGCGCCCGAGCAGGTCAGCGGCGGCATCCAGCACGCGGGGAAAGTCGCTGTGAACGTTGATGCCGCAGTAGCCGCCGATCAGCGCATAGATGTCGCCGCCTGAGTTGTCGGCACGATCCGTCCACAGACCGGCCTTCTCACCTTCAAGCACCACCTCGAGGCTGTCACCTGGACTGCCGAGGATGTCGCCGATCAGGAACTTGCCACGGCGCTTCTTGCCTGCCGGGAACATCGTGGTCAGCACTGACTCCAGACGCGCAAGCAAGTCGGCGCGAATCTCGTCTCGTTCAGATTCCCTGTTGTGCTCCGCAGGTTGGGTTGTGTCGTTGAAGTCGATCATTCGGCTCCCTCGACAGGTGCGTCCGCGTCGTGGGCATCACGGCCTTGAGCGGCGGTGCTGCGCGTGGCCCACGCAGAGAGATCGGACAGCCGGTAGCGCACCAGACCACCCATCAGGTAGTGCGGAATCCGGTACTTGGTGCGCATCGCGTGGTCGGCGAACCAGTAGTACGGCAAGCGCAACGCGGCGGCCGCCTGCTTGGCATCGATCATCGGCTCGATGCCGGTGGCCGGGGTGTTGTTGTCGGTCATGCTTGTGTTCTCCAGCAGCGGTCTTGCCACGCGCACATCCGGCACTCGAAGTGGGTCGGGTCATTGAAAGCGCGCGGCAGGAGATCTCCCGCTTCGGTCGCCGTGATGACCTTCACCGCCCGATCCGACATTCGCTGGGCCAGGGCTGCGTCAAAGGGCACGGCCTCGGTGTAGATCTCCATCGTGTCGGCGTTGAGCGCCGTGAAGATCGCCGGGTGGTCGTGCAGTTCGAGATAGGCTTGGTAGATCGCCACTTGCGCGGCGTAGACGGGCTTGGCCACAGCGAGCCGGTTCTTCTCCAGCTCGCGCCAGGACTTCATGCCCAGGCACTTGTTTTCCCAGAGCGCCGGGTAGGCAAAGCCCTCCGGGCCATCGACGATGACGCCGTCGATGTGGCCCTGCAGACGGCCATCAGCCACGGAGAAGCCAAACTGCTCGCCATCGGCCCTGCGGGTACGCAGGTCGAAACCGGCGTCGCGCAGCCACGCGACCATGCAGTCCTCCATGACGTGGCCGCGCTCGAAGATGCGCAGCATCCGGCCCGGGGTATCCCGGCCGTGATCGACGGGAGCCTTGGCGTATTCGAACTGCAGCGCACGCTCGCAGGCAGCGCCCAACCGCGAGGCACCAAGGTACTGGCGCTCGGACTGCTGGGCTCGGACCCGCTGCATCCCTGCGTCGACCAGCGCGGTGACCTGACCAGAGATGCTCGAAGTGGAGTTGAAGTCCATCATGGCTTCTTCCCCTTCGGTTCTTCCCAAGGCAGGTCGTCCTCCAGATCGGCAAACGGGTTTGCTGAACTCGGAGTCATGGGATCGGGCGTCGGTGGCATGCCGCGCACGGGCGGGTACTTGCTTGCCTCGTGGTGCTCAACCATCGCCTCGGTGTAGCAAGTGACGATGGCGTCGATCACCTGCAGCGCCTCCGCTTCGGAGTAGTTGCCCAGCGGTTTGGTGAAGCCGATCTCGCCCGCCGCCTCGCCGAAGGACTTGAGGCACTTGCGCATCGCGGCCAGCTCGATATCAGAGGGATCGATCATGGCGACCCCCTTGATGTCGCTGCGACCATCCTTGGCGCGCAGCCAGTTGCCATACATCGCGTGGAACGCGGACTGGCAGCGCTGCGAGCAGAACACCCAGTCGATGGGGTAGCGCCGGGGATCGCCGACACCGTGTCGGTTGTCGGTGTGACCGAATCCCCGGGCCTGTCGTTTGCAGACCCAGCATTTCACGCCCCCTCCTCAAAGTCTTCGGCCAGCAGCGCCAACTGCAGCGAGCCGCCAGCGAAGGCCGCTTCACAGCGGCGGTCGAAGTCGCGGTAGCAGGTCGAGCTGCGCGCAATGGCCGTCACCGCGTGAATCTGCGTTTCCAGACGGGCGAGGCCCTGATCGGACAGCCACTGGTGGTGCTTCTGCGAGATGCCCTTGCGAGCGCGGATCTCGTCGATCAGCGTGGCGGGCAGCACCGGCCCATAGACCCAGCGCTGCGTGATCTGGCCGACAACGTGGGGCGGGTTCTGGTCGTGGCCCTGGTACTTCCAGCCGAACAGCCGGTAGAGGGCGCGGTAGTAGTCCGGGTGGAAGCGGCGCTCCCACGAAGAGCACGACTGGCGCAGAAGCTTGGAGATCAGTTCCTGCAACGCGTCAGGCGCGCGGTGGTACTGGTAGCCCGTCGCCTCGTCGATCAGCGCGACCTCGCCGGTGGTGGCCAGCGCTCGCATGATCTTCATGCAGTTGGGCACGATGCCCTGGCGGGCCTTGTGCAGCGTGCCATTGATGGCGGCGCTCACCACTGCCGACGCGACGTCCGCAATGATCCCTGCCGGGAAGAACTGCGCCTGCCGACCTGATGGCAACAGAATCGGCTCACGAGTTTTCTCCAATGCCGACAATGAGTTAGGCACGAAGTCGGCCAGGAACCGGGCAAATCGGCCACCTTTGTGCGTCTCGTGAAAACCCAGCAGCTTGGCCAGTTGGCGACGAACGTAGCCACGCTCGCCGCCCTTGAGGACGACGGCCTCGCATTGCAGATCGCCGAAACGCACGACGCCGTAGTGGCTGGCAGTGAGGACGGTTGTATTCATGGCAGCCTCCTCACTGAGCCCAGGACGGCTTGCCCGTCACTGGCGCGCGTTGCGGGGTGGGAGCTGCGTAGGCAGGAGCCGCCTGGGCCGGAGCGCCGGAGTTGCCACCGCCCGGATTGCCCTTCGGCGGCACGCCCTTCAACTTGGCGTAGTCGGGGTGGTCTGGCTCGACTGCCAGCTTGACCACGTTGCGGTCTTGGCCCTTGGCGTCCTTCTCGATGTCGACGCGCGCCAGGAACTCCAGGCCATCCAGTTCGGCGAAGCCATTGATGCGGCGCGCGGTGGCGGCCTGCGGGCTGTTGTCCTGCGGATGGACGTTGCGGGCGCTGTTGAGCGCGGCGCGGATGAAGCTGCGCCCCATCTGGCCCCAGGTCGGACCTTTCTTGGAATGCAGGCCGATGTTCGACCACATCTTGCGTTTGGCGTGCTCGCCGCCGGTGACGACGAACTCGGCGGCGAGGTAGATCGCGCCGGTCTCGAAGGATTCGGTGGCGTAGCCGCCGCCCCAGCCCTGCGCCGGATCGTCGTGGCCGCCCGGCTTGATGGTCATGCGCACCGGCACCAGCGTGCCCTTGGGGATGAGGTCGAAGCCTTGCTGCTGTTCGGCGTCGTTGAAGTCGTTCCAGTTCTGCGTGGTCATGGCGATTACTCCTGAGATTCGTGGGATGCGGGAATGGCGGAATGGCCGGCGGCGCTGGCGGGCATGGCGGCACCCGCACACTTGGCGATCAGCGCGTTCAAGTTCGGCGGTTCGAGCAGGTCGAGACGACCGCTGCGGTCTTTGGCCGGATAGCCGTAGGGATTGACGGTGTGGGTGACGAAGGCGCGGTAGGCGCTGCCGTCCTCGGCCTTGATCTCGGCCAGCGTCACGACCTCGTCGACGATGCCGGGCAGTTCGAGGCTGGTCTTGCTGCCCTCGATCTGTGGCACGAACACCTTCCGGTTGTAGTCGTCGAGCCGTTCGTCGAGGATGCAGA